ACTCAAGACAGGCAAGTTTTAATAACTCAAGACGGATTAGTGCTAACAACTGAGATTGAAACTGACTTTGATGTATTGCTTACTCAAGACGGAAATTCTATAATAACTCAAAGCCTGAATAACCTAGCCTTATAATAAATTCTAGTTGGACAACTAGATTTAAACATGTGACAATGCCTTTACCAGTATAAAATTTCCGAGGAGCTTTAATGGCAAACGTAAAAATTACCGAACTTTCTGAACTCGCCGCTGTTGATCTGGCTGACGGTGATGTTTTTCCCATTGTTGATGTAGGCGCTGATACAACTAAAAAAGTCACAGTCGCATCAATAAGAACTATTGCGGATGCTAATGACTTTGTTACCTATACTCAGCTAAACGCTAATATAGACGTTGTGTCTGGTAATGTAGATGCTGTTGAAGCGAATGTTGCGTCTATTGTGGATACAGGTGGGCATACCGTTACTTTTTCTGGAAATGTGATTCCTTCAGCTGATGGTGTTTATGATTTAGGATCTGCTTCTGCAAAATGGAAAGATCTTCACTTAACAGGATCTTCAATTAAACTTGGCGGAATTACAATCTCTGATCTAGGTAATGAAGGTATTTCTATTACTGGTGCTTCAGGTGAACAGGCTAATGTTGTCACTCCACAGCTCGGTGGTGCTGCTAACGTATCCGCTAATATTGCTACACTAGAAGCCAACGTTGCTAGCACTGATACTCGTTTAGGCGCGAATATTACTCTCCTTACTGATGAGGATACTGCCTTACAAAGTAGACTTGCTACAAACGTTACAACATTTACTAACGAAGATACAGCTTTACAAGCTAGAATAGCAGCCAATACTCTTGTAGCAGCCTCAAATGACTTTATAACCTTTACTCGTCTCCAAGCAAATATTGATCTAGTACAAGACAATGTTGCTACTGTGTCCGTAGGCACTGCCGCAGATACAGAAACTCGTCTAAATGCTAACCTTGATATCGTTCAAGATAACGTAGCTGCTATCTCTGTCACTTTAGGAATACGTGGGGATGGTAACACAAATGATGATGTAACGGTAGGTACCGAAGAACTTGTATTTTTAGGCGACACAGGAATTACTACCACAGTTTCTTCTAACACAGTTACAATTGATTTAGATGATACAGCTGTTAGTCCTGGTTTGTATGGTGGTGTGTCTGGTGGTGTTACAAACGTAGCTGCAGTTACTATTGATGCAACTGGACGTATTACTAATGCATCTAATGTATCTGTTGTAACAAACTTAGACACTCTCCAGGATAATATTAATGTTTTAGACGGTAATGCTGATGCTATTGCTGCTGACGTAACAGCTTTAGAGACTCGTCGTGCAGCTAATGTTACTTTGAGTGATGCAGAAGATACAGCAATTCAATCAAGATTAACAACTAATGTTACACTCTTTTTAAATGAAGACACAGCTTTACAGTCTCGTTTAGCTACAAACGTTACAGCGTTTACTAACGAAGATACAGCTTTACAGTCTCGTTTAGCTACAAACGTTACAGCGTTTACTAACGAAGATACTGCGCTGCAAGCTAGAATAGCAGCCAATACTCTTGTAGCAGCTGCTAACGACTTTGTAACCTTTACACGACTGAATGCTAATGTTGACGTTGTTCAAGATAACGTAGCTGCTGAAGCTGCTGCTATCCAGTCTAGACTTACTACTAATGTAGCTATTACCACTGCTGTAGAAGCTAGACGAGTTGCTAACGTTACTATCATGAATGACGAAGATACTGCGCTTCAAGCTAGAATAGCGGCTAATACTCTTGTAGCAGCTGCTAACGACTTTGTAACCTTTACCCGATTGCAAGCTAATATTGATTTGGTGCAGGATAATGTTACTACCGCGAGTGGTGGAGCAGACGGTGTAGAAGCTAGACGCGTAGCTAATATAGCTGGTGCAGTTTCGACAATTACAACAGCTGACCTTACAACGTCTCGTGCTGTGGTATCAGACGGTAGTGGTAAGATAGCAGTTTCTGCTGTAACAGCTACTGAATTAGGCTATCTAGATGGTGTGTCTAGTGCGATTCAAACTCAAATAAACTCTAAACAAGCTACTATTACAGGTGCTGCAACTACTATAGACGATGCCGATCTTACAGCTTCAAGAGCTGTAGTATCTGACGGTAGTGGTAAGGTAGCAGTTTCTGCAGTTACCGCTACTGAAGTAGGCTATCTAGATGGTGTAAGTTCAGCTATCCAAACCCAGCTTGATGGTAAAGCTGCATTAGCAGGTGCTACTTTCACAGGCGAAGTTACTATGAGTGATGACTTGATTGTTACAGGTAACTTAACTATTAACGGAGACACTACAACAGTATCAACAACAAACCTTGATGTTGAAGACCGTATGATCATGTTAGCTGATGGAGTGACAGGTTCTCCAAGTGCTGACGTAGGCTTGCTCTTTAATCGTGGAAATCAGGGTAACGCGGCATTTTTCTATGATGAATCAGCTAAGACATTTAAACTTAGTGACACTAAAGATCCTAAATCTAACACATCATTATCTCCTGTTACTGCTTCTAACTTAAGCGTAGGTATCGTAGACGCAGCTACTCTTAAATATGATGGCTTGTCTGTACACACTTCTATTGCAGATAATGCTTCAGTCGCAGCAGCGGCATCTGATGCAGTCGAAGCACGTCGAGTAGCTAATATAGCAGGTGCGGTATCTTCTATTCTTACTAGTGATTTACCAGGATCTGTCGCAATGGCAACAGATGCATCAGGTAAGGTTGGATCTACAAGCATAACCACTGCAGAGTTAAACCGTCTCAATGGAGTAACTAGTGATATCCAGACTCAACTTAATAATAAACAAGCTACTATAACAGGAGCTGCTACCACAATTGACGATACTAACCTAACAGCGTCTAGGGCTGTAGTATCAGACGGATCGGGCAAAATCGCAGTTTCGGCTGTTACTTCTACAGAGATTGGGTATCTTGATGGCGTGACAAGCGCTATTCAAACTCAGATTGACTCTAAACAAGCTACTATCACGGGTGCCGCCACAACAATTGACGATACTAACCTCACAGCATCCCGTGCTTTAGCGTCGGATGGCTCTGGAAAAGTCGCAGTATCAGCAGTTACTGCAACAGAGCTAGGATATCTTGATGGAGTCTCTTCAGCGATTCAAACCCAGTTAGACGCAAAAGGTACTACTACAGAAGATGCTGCTATCGAGGCAAGAAGAACAGCTAATATAGCTGGAGCTGTATCTACCATTACAACAAGTGATCTTACAGCATCCCGTGCTTTAGCATCAGATGGATCGGGTAAAGTTGCTGTATCAGCCGTTACAGCTACAGAGCTAGGATATCTTGATGGAGTTTCGTCAGCAATCCAGACTCAATTAGACGCAAAAGGTACTACTACAGAAGATACCGCTATTGAAGCTAGAAGAGTAGCAAATATTGCTGGGGCAGTATCTACTATTACAACAGGTAACTTAAGCGCTTCTCGTGCTTTAACATCGGACGGGTCAGGTAAAGTCGCAGTCTCTGCTGTTACATCTACAGAACTTGGATACTTAGATGGTGTTTCAAGCGCTATCCAAACCCAACTTGATGCAAAATCAACTACAGCAAACGCTGCTCAATTAGCAACAGGTATTGCAAGCTCAGGGGTAGCAGACGGGGCTGTTACAACTGCAAAACTCGCTGCTGACGCAGTAACAGGTGCTAAAATTGCCGACGATGCTATTGATTCAGAGCATTATACTGATGGATCTATTGATACCGCACATATTGGAAATTTACAAGTCACTACCGCAAAAATAGCGGCAGACGCAATCACTGGGGCTAAGATTGCAGACGATGCGATTAATTCTGAACACTACACGGACGGATCTATCGATACCGCTCATATTGCAGATAATCAGGTAACAGTCGGAAAACTTGCAGCAACTCTCGATTTAGGAGCACTCTCATAAATAATTTGACCGCTGGTTAAAATTATGATAGAAAGGTAGATATGAGTACAAAAGTTTCACCATTTATGGGCGGATTAGGCATTGATGCCCGCTCAAAATTTGAAGTTCTAGCTAACGCTACTGTAACTGTAGGCGACGGTACGACTACAGGAAATATTGTTGTAGGCACAATTACAGCAGGTACTTTTAACGGCCTGAGTTCTAATGGAATTGTAGATGGCGATTCTGCAGTTTCTATCATAGATCCTGCCGTGTCTCTTATATCTAATGGTTTAGAATATTTAACTATAGATAAAACTCAAGGAGTTGAGTCTCAATTTATAGGTAATGTGTCAATAGGAACTAATGCTTCAAACACATTTTCAATTACAGGCAAATTCGATTTAGGAACACTTTAAGGAGTAAAGCATGGCTACACAGCTACAATTTAGACGAGGAACCTCAGCCCAAAACAATTCTTATACAGGACTTGTGGGTGAAATTTCTCTTGATACGGACACCAATAATATAAGAATTCATGACGGTTCTACTGGGGGTGGTGCAGAACTAATCCCCTCAGGTACGATTGTTGCTTACGGTGCGGCTTCCGCTCCTACAGGATGGCTTCTTTGTGATGACTCTGCTGTTTCTCGCACAACTTATGCCCGTTTATTTGCTGTAATTGGTACTGGTTATGGCGTTGGCGACGGCTCTACAACCTTTAATGTGCCTGATCTAAGAGATAAAGTTCCTCTAGGTAAGGGCACAAACAATAGTACTCTTGGAACTACGACCGGGTCTGCTGCTGCAAGCAGTGTCTTAGCCTCAGCTACTAAATCAGGTGTTACAACAGCTGCTTCAAACACAGGTACTGGTACTACAGGCGCAGCTAATACAGGTACTGGTACTACTGGTACTGGAACCACAGGCACCGGAACTACTGGTACTGGAACTTCTGGGAACTCTACCTCTACTACTGCTGCTTCAGACACAGCTAATGCTACCTCTACTACTGCTGCCTCAACCACTGGTACTGGTACTTCTGGAAACTCTCAATCTTCTACCGTAGCGTCAAGCACAAGCACTGGTACTACTGGTGCTGGAACTACTGGCGGTGGTACTACAGGTGCTGAAGGTGCTGGAGACTTGACTGTGGGAGTAGCCAACAGAAACGACACTCTTGGTGCAGGTGCTAAAGATACAACACAGATCGGTATTGTAACATCGGTAAACCAAACAAACCATACTCATTCAGTTCCTGGTCTGTCTGTTCCTGGTCTGTCTGTTCCTGCTCTGACCATACCTTCTCTAACCGTGAACAACCATACTCATTCAGTTCCAGGGTTAACTATTCCGTCCCTAACAGTTAACAATCACACACACGGAATACCCTCACTAACAGTTAATAACCATACTCATTCTGTTCCTGGTCTATCTGTTCCTGGGTTATCTGTTCCTGGCCTATCTATTCCAGCCTTGTCTGTTCCTGGTCTGTCTATCCCAGCACTTACAGTTCCTTCTTTAACTGTAAATAACTTTTCAGTGAATACTACACTACCAACAGAAGTAGTGAATTATATAATTAAGATTTAAGGTGTACAAATGAATGATGTTCGTGAATTAGACCAAATACAGATTGAAATTGAACGTCTTCATGAACGTTCACAAAATAATAAAGCAGAGATTCAGTCACATGAGGCTGTTTGTGAAGAACGTTATCTACACATTGTTAAAATGTTTCAACGTATGGAAACACAAATGTGTAAAATGGATAAAGAGATAGAACAGATTCGAGAATTGGCTACTACAGGTCGTGCCTCTCTTAAGACTCTTTTATGGATAGGCGGTCTTGCAGTAACTTTAATTTCTGTTTCCACAATGATTATTAATGTATTTCCTAGATGAGTGACAAATTTTTTCGTATCAAAATCCAACGTCTTTTAGACAAACTTCCCACTCCTGTACAATTTAATGAATCACAATGGGCAATGGTAGAGAATTTAGACTCTTCACGCTTTTGTGTTCATATTGCTGCTCGTCGTACAGGTAAATCATATGCTGCTGCTATCCTAGCCTTTGCAAAGCTTTTAGAGCCTGGACAACAAGTAATGGTTGTCGCTCCTAACTTTTCTCTATCGTCAATTATTTGGGATTATGTGGGCGATCTTATCAAGCAACTTGAAATAGAAGTTGACCGCTATAACCAAAAAGATAAAGTTATAAAATTGATAAACGGTTCGATATTTAGACTGCTTTCTGCTAATAACCGTGATTCTCTTGTAGGCCGAGCTGCAAATCTACTAATTGTTGATGAGGCAGCTATTATTCCTAATGAGGAATACTATACACGTGACTTGCGTCCTGCTCTCTCTACTTTTCAAGATTCCCGATGTTTGTGGATTTCAACCCCTCGTGGTAAAGGTAATTATCTCTATGACTACTTTCTACGAGGAAATGACCCTGAGTATCCCGATTGGGCTGCTTCTATCCACACTTGGCGCTCTAATCCTCTCTTATCTGAAAAAGATGTTGAAGAAGCTAAAAGGTCGATTACCAAAGCTCTTTATTTACAAGAATATGAATGCGAGTGGACAACTACAGAAGCACAGATTTATTTAGATTTAGACGAAGATAGGCATATTGGAGACTTTGTAGGCGAACGTTTTTCAGAAGTTATCGCAGGTCTAGACGTTGGATACCGTGATGAGAATGTATTTGTCGTTATAGGTACAGATGGTGATAACTATTTTATTATAGACGAATTTATATCAAAAGAATCAACTACCTCAGAACTAGCCGCAGCAATTGCAGAAAAAATAGATGAGTGGTCGATTGATACTATTTACATTGATTCTGCAGCTCAACAAGTAAAAGCAGATTTTGCATACGATTATGATATTTACTGTGAAAATGCTATTAAGTCCGTAAACGACGGTATAAACTCTGTACAAGTTTTAATTCAGCAAGATCGACTTTTCTTTGATACTGAAGGGGCAAGACACACTTATTCTGCAATGGCAGCATACAAATGGAATCCTAATACAGAAACTCCTAAAGCTG